TAAAGTTCCTGTAAAACCAAAACGATTGTTAGTTTTAACTTTACATAAAATTTTGTTTACTTTATTACCTCTTCGAAGCTTATGTACCTCGTCAATTATTAATAAGTCTATATGTTCAATCCACGAAATATCTTGCTTAGAGCTTTGTAGTATACCTAAATTAGCTACTATAACATTAGAAGATAAATTAAGTTCATCTTTACCTGTCCATTTAGACGTAGTATATGATGTATTATATTCCTTAAAGTCTCCTTTTGTCTGATTAACCAATCCTAAATCAGGAACAATAATTAAGCATTTGAAGTTCTTACTAAAGTTTTGATAATAATACTCAAGCAATCCCGCCATAGTAAGAGTTTTACCTCCTGCAGTCGCTAGTACTACAGTACCTCTACCAGTATTAATACATTTGTTTATTATCTCTTGCTGATAATCTCTAAATGATAGGGACAAATCATAGTTATTGATCTTATCTTTCTTTAAAGAAGGTATTAAGGTATCTGTTACTTTTTCTTCTATTGTATATTGTATTTTTTTATCAGTACAGAAACTTACTATTTCAGATACTAACCCGACGTCTACCTTACCGTTATTTGTTATTACATATGTACGAGATGGGACGAACCTACCCATACGTCTTTGAAAATGAGCGGCCTCATTCTTTACGCTAAAGTGTTCTCTTATTATGTTTAGTTCTGGACCTTCAATTACAACTTGAGAACAGGAATGATAACTAATATTAATCATTGCATCTCAAGCTTCATTAATTCTACTAAGTTTTTAATATCGTTAGTAGCGAAGCTTATATTTTTGTAAATGTTTTCAACGTGCTGAATAATTAATAGTTCATTTTCTATCTTATTATCAATAACTCGGATATCTTTTTTCTTACTCACAGCTTTTTCAGCAATAGATTTATTAACCATTACCGGTTGAGTATTTTGATATTCTTCAATTTTTTCTTCTAAGATAGTAAATCGTTGATTGCGATATTTATTAAGTTTAATTTTATGGTTAATTAAACGAGCAGACCATTTATGTTTATTATTAACAAGCTTTTCTTGTACTTCTGTAACATTGAGCCTATCGATATTAGTATCAATACTAGATTCTATAGTATACTGCTCAACGATCTCATCAATATTCATATATTTATTCTAGTGACTTTTTGAGAAAATCAACTAATTAATCTTTGAGAAATAAATAATTAAAATGCCTCTTAAACTATTTAACCAATTAGTAACTAGATATTTGACTGATAATACATTAGCTGGAGTCGGTATGGCTGCAACAGGTGGACAAGGAGGTGGAGATTATAGTTCTAGCGATACATATGCTCCAGGAGATGCGAGATTACCAAAAGTTTTAGGAGCTACAATAAAACGTAAAGGTAAAGCTAAGAAAAAACGGAAAAAAAAACTAAACGAAAGTAAAACTATATATGATTATTTGCTCTTCCCACCAGAAAGTGATGAGCATAAAAAAATAGTAGCAAATATCGCAAAGTTACAAAATAATCCTGATGAAGCTTATAGAGGTATATCATCTGCTGAATATAAAAACTTAAAGAACGATGGATTTGTAGTTTCAAGAGGAGCAGGTAACACTCGTAAAGGTATAACAGGTTCATATGTATCGGATGATATACAATTAGCTGGTCGTTTCGCATTTCATGAGTATAAACAGAAGGGTAGAGCTTATTTACTAGTGCTAGATAGAGATAAATTACCTGAACTTAATCCTGCAGATGAAGGTAATTATTGGACCGCTCAAATTCCGTTAGATGCTGTAAAACAAGCTATAAACTTGCAAGATTTAGCTAAGCAATAAGTACTATGTATGCCAAGTGCGGCAAAACAAAAAGGTAACGCCTGGGAGCGTGATGTAGCAAAAGATTTAAGTGAAACGTTTAATGAAAATTTTATTAGAGTTCCAAATTCCGGAGCCTATACTGGAGGCGCTAACGTTTTCAGAATTGATCAACTAACCGAACAGCAAAAACGAATGATGGATGGGGATATAATGGTACCTCCATGTCTCTCTCGTTATAAGATTGAATGTAAAAACTACAAAACCTTTGATTTTCATCAACTATTCAACGAAAACAAAACTTTAGATAAATGGATAAAACAAGCTGAGTTTGGATTACTTTGGTTTTTAGTTATTAAAGTTACCCGTAAAGGATCTTTTATTTTATTTCGTAAAGAAATTAGTAAGCATTTCTCATACAAAAATTACTTGAGTTATAAAGACAAATATGTTATAACTGATTATAAAGAATTTTGGGAGAAAAACGCTGATGCAATTAGAAGACTTAACGAAGATTCCGCAATTGAGTTATAAATTACCGAGCTCTTACTTTAATCTCGTTAATTTTACACCAGTAATAGAGTACATACACAATAATTCAGTTAAAAGTATAACAGAATTTGATTCTGACGTTAAGCTCAATAACTCTCAACATAAAAAATACGTATTTCATTACTTTATATACTATACATGTGAGATACTTAAGGTACATAACAAGAAATTTAAGCCAGTTATCTATTTCGATGTAGATATCAAGCTAAACAGGGAATATTCTGCATTTTTGCAAACTTTTGAGAAAAAATTTCCAGTAATTGTTATACGAGAAAACTTTACTCTTAAAGAACTTAAGAAAAAATGTAAGTGTGAGGGGTATATAGAAGAATTACATATAATATTACTACGCAAACTCAAAAAAATTCAGAACAGCGACTTCTACTTTAACAGGTTACATTACTTCTGTAAAAAGTATGAACTTACCTTTTTAGATAAAACATATTTCGAAGACATAAGAAATAAACTTTCTCTACTATAAATAATTATAATGAGTAGGTTCACTTCCAGAATAGACGAAATGATAGGTAAAAAACCTAAAGATACTAATCAGTCTGATATTGACCGTATTGAGAAGGAAGTAGATGACGGCTTAACTAATGATCCTGTAAAAAAACAAATTGCTCAGAAAGCAAAAAAGAAAAGACAAGATCTTTTAAAAAGTTTAGATGAAGCCGAAGGAGATGACTTTGTTCCGCGTCAAGGACCTGAAACAGGTGGAGAATTTCAACCAAAATCTAAAGATGATTTAGCTCAAGAACCTTCTGAAGAGCCTACTCCTGATCCAATGACTACAGAAGGGGAAACATTTTATGTTAACCTTGCTCGTAAAGCTCTATTCGTAGATTTAGATAATACAAGCTTAACAGATACTGAAAGAGAGATAGTAACTCAAGATGTTGAACCAGCAAATGCAAAAGAAGTAGCAAAGGTACTTCGTAAAATTGTTGTTGATGCTGGACTTAGTGAAAATTTTGATTCTAAGATTGATACTGTTTGGGAAGACTTACAATTAAGCGATCTACGTAGTAAGCTTTCTCTGGAATTAAAAAAAAACGATAGAGTAGTTGTATTAGTACCAGGTAGCTTCAAACCCCCTCATAAGGGCCATTACGAAATGGTTAAAACATATAGTGAGATGTATCCGTCTGGTCAAGTACATGTTTTAATTTCAGCTCCATCAGCTAAAAGTGAGCGTAGAACTAAAGATGGTAAATTAATAACTCCTGCAGCTGCTAAACAGATATTTGAATTATACGCTCAGCCATTGAGTAATGTAACAGTTAGTGTTTCAGAATATCCATCTCCTGTAACTGCTGCATATGAGACTCTTAAAACTCTCGATGACGGTACAACTGCAGTGTTAGGAGCTAGCAAAAAGGATGGAGATTGGAAACGATGGTCATATGCTAAACCATGGGCTGAAAAAGAAGGTTTAGATATTGAAATTGTAGAACCAGAAGAGTCTGCAGTAGATGTAACTCTAAAAGCAGATGGTACTCCTTATAGCGCAAGTAACATTCGAGATAATTTTGACGATTTCGAAAAAATAAAGGCTGACATACCGGAGCATGTCAGCCCTGAGGCTGTTAAACAAGTATTTGATTCTCTATCTTAGGCCAGTTGATTCAAAAACATC